AAATGATGCAACCTTAGAAATTACAGGATTACAGATTGAAGTAGGCAGCGTGGCAACAGATTTTGAGCATAGGACATTCGCACAGGAGCTTGCTTTATGTCAAAGGTATTATTATCTCTTAAAAGAAGATACTTTTGCTTTTCATTATAGAAATGACTATAGAATGGTACAAGTACAATTTCCGCAACAAATGAGAGCAACACCTACTGTAACTGGAACCTATGAGCCAACTAGTGGTTGGTCTAGTTATCAAGCAAATAATACTCAGGTAACTTTATTTGTTCAAACTGCCGATTCAGTTCAAGCAAATAACTATGTCAGAGAACTAAGACTAGCTTCGGAGTTATAATTATGACTTATAAATTATCAGGAAAAGATTTTAATAATCAAGATTTAAAAAATGTAATTAGAAAATCTGATGGTGCTTTTATACCATTTGACCCAGACAATGCCGACTATCAAGAGTACTTATTGTGGGTAGCAGAGGGAAATACAGCCGACCCTGCTGATTAATTAACCTTTTCGTGCATTTGTCTTGTCATTATACCCATAGTGACGTAGAGAGGGGATAGGGCTACAATAAGCAGTAATACAACTACAGACATTAGTGCTGTAGCTCTTGCTATCTGTTCTTTTATCATGCAAAAGATTATAAACATACTTAGTATACTTTCTTTCGTACTTATATCTAGTAGCTTAATAGGTACATTTATAGGTTACAGGTGGCTAACATCACCAAAATTTGAAAAGTATTTAAAAAATAAAATTATGGGTAATATTGATAATGTTTTACCTGATGCAATAAAAGGTGGTATGCCAGAATTTACAACACCACCTATAGCAAAACCAGAAGTATCTATACCATTATAAGTTGCCAGAAATAAACATAATTCCTAGTGCATCAATACCACGTATACCTGATGTTGTAATACCTAACCAGACTAATTTACCTACCACTACTCATGTAACAAGAATGTTACCACCTACTTTTGATATGCCATGTGCAACTGTTAGAACTGATGGTACAAAAAATTCACAGCTATTTACAGATGACCCTGCAGGTAATGTTGTCATAAACTGTGCTATACCCTTCTATGAACCCTTACAATACAATGCTAAGGATTTAGTACCAATACAGGAGGCAGAACCACCTACAAACGTAGAACAGCCACCTATAGCAGAAACAGAAACACCAGAAGTACCAAAAATACCAGAAAAGGATAAAGTAGAATGTCCTGACCCTAAAAAGAATAACCCACGTATAGGTGATCTAAATGCAAAAGGTACAGAAAAGGTTGTAGGTTTTAAATATATAGAAGAAACAAAAGAATGTGTAGTGCAGTATAAACCAACAACTGCAGTAGAAAAATATTTACCTTCTATAAATACAGTATCTACAACTTTTGCAATAACTATTGTTGCAACAACTGCAGCTACATTAACACCATTTCTGAACAGAATACTAAAACCTGCATTTAAAAAAATAATAGGTACTGTTAAAAAGGCTGTAGGTAAAAAAGGTACAAAATTTACAGGTAAAAAACCAATAAAATCTAAACTTAATTCTTAATTTTATGTACGTGGTCTAAATTAGTAGGCTCTATAATTTCTATATCTGAACAAACTAGTGCCATAGGTGTGCCTTCTTTAAATCTAAAGCCATTTTTGTAGTTATCTGCACAGGTCTTGGCTCTACTCATTTCATAATTTAGTCTTTTTGCAGCTAGTGAAGCTTCATATAATTCATTTTGTTTTTTCATAGCTTTCCTACATTCTTTTATAGCTGTTCTATCTAATGGAATACTAAACGTAGCTGTAATACCACCATTAACAGAAACATTAGATTGTTTTTGTCCTGTTCTAACTTTTTCAAAATATAATATTTCACCTCTATGACCTACATCTACATCACCATCACCTATTGCATTATTGTCGTCATCAAAATCACCCTCTATGTCTTTTCTGCTGTATACAGGTCTATCAAAATGTGATTCATAAGGTGTTGCAAATCCGTATGTTGTAGATACAAATGGAGAGATATTAAGAGTAGCACCTTGGCATTGAATTGTATTCATCTGATAATTAAAATTTCTAGAAGGAACCACTTGGACTGCTTGATTGACCACACTTC